CAGGGGCTCAGGCATGCGGGGGCTCCTTGTGCTGGTCAGAGAGAGAGCCGGGCATTAGGCACACTCCTCTGTTGAGCGTCGAGGCCGTTCCCGTTTACGGCGTTGGACATAGGCCGTCAGTTGCTCCAGGAGAAACTCGTTGACGCTTTTATCTTCCTCATCGAGGAAAAACCGAGCTTCCCGCAAGAGCTCAGGGTCCACCCGCAAAGTAGTTGCTCGTGGTTTTTTGTCAGCCAAGGAGATCACCTCAGAAGTCATGATGTCAATTCCTCATGAAATGTTAGCACAAAGACGCCTTGACATACAATATGACATCATGATAGCTTCAAGTCAAGACTTCTAGACATCATTGCCTCGTTACCCAGAAAGGAGGCCCATGCCTGGACCACCAATGCCAAGTTTAACCGCCTCGATGGGTGAGTGGGCACTGTGGTATGCCGCCATGGGCTGGCCCGTGTTTCCCTGCCGGGGCAAACGCCCGATGATGAAGCAGTGGCAACGTGTGGCTAGCGCAGATCCCGAGCGCATTCGCCAGTGGTGGACGGATGCGCCCATGGCCAATATCGGGTGCGCCATGGGCGCAATCTGGGCATTAGACTGTGATGCACGCCATGAGGGTCCGGACACCCTGCGCGCGTTAGAGCAGCGCTATGCTCCATTGCCCAGGACGGTCACGAGTCTCACAGGCTCAGGCGGAGGGAGTTGCCACTACCTCTGGCAAGGCACCGCCAAGAACAAAGCCAAGCTCGGATCAGGACTGGACGTGCAAGGCCCAGGGTCGTATATCATCCTGCCGCCGAGTATCCATCCTGACACCCATGAGCCGTATTGCTGGGAAGCCGACTTTGGCCCCGACGATCTTGACGTGCAAGAGCCCCCGGAATGGCTGGCCGCGCTCGTCAATCCCCCCACCGCTTCGTCTCAGCCGCTGCACGACCCCGACAGCCCCATCCTTCACGGTCAGCGCGAAGCCACACTGATGCGCATGGCAGGCGCCATGCGCCGCCATGGGGCGACCTACGACACGGTACGCGCGGCCTTAGCTATCGAAAATGAGAAATGTGTGCCCCCGCTCGACAACGCGGCCCTCGATCGTATGGCGCAGAGTGTGCAGAAGTATGCGCCGGTGATTGACGATCAGGGGCAGGCACCTCCCGGCTGGGCAGGTGAGCAAGCGCTGCCACCAGACTTATATAGCACGGCCTGGCGCCGTGGATTGTTCTACAAGAGCAAGAAAGAGCGCGATCTCACGCAAAATGCGTACAACCTCACGGTCATTCTCGAAAACCACGGCTATTGGCAGGAGCCTGAGCATCAACTCTGGTGGGACAGTGTTCGGGGCACGCCCATGTGCGGCGAGAGCGAGATTACGGACAAACGCATGATGGAGATTGCTGCCTGGTTTGGCGGTGTCGAACGCCTGCCCATTACGAGCCTGGCCATGCTCGAAAAATGTGTTGTAGCCCGGTGTAAAGCCTCACCCAGAGACTTGCTGCAAATCTGGCTCAATGGTCTGGAACCGTGGGATGGTAAGCCGAGACTGCTTACATGGCTGCACGATATCGCGGGGTTGTCCCGTGATACTTACTGCGATGAAGTAAGTCGCATGCTCATAGTGTCAATGGTAGCTCGTGCTCTTGTCCCCGGTTGTCATTACCGTTATGTCGTCGTTTTTGAAGGTGCCCAAGAATTTGGCAAAAGCGCCTTAGTGCTCAACCTTGCGAGTCAAGATTGGTATGTCCCATTAATGATGGGCTTTGAAACGAAAGAAGCCCATATGATGCTGCAAGGGGCATGGATTGCCGAATTGGTCGAACTCGATAGTGTGTCACGCACTGACGAGGCCAGACTTAAAGCGTTTATTACCATGCGCGAAGATTCCTTTATTCCCAAATACTCCAACTTTCGACAGCGCCTCGAACGTCGAGCAATCTTCATTGGCACGACCAATGATAGCCAGTGGATGAAAGATCAGACTGGCGGCACACGCTACTTGCCGCTGGCCCTGCCCGATCCGATTGACCATGAGCAGTTTCTCCAGATGCGGACACAACTCTTTGCCGAGGCTCTCGTGTATTACTATAGCCATGTGGCCGATTTCTGGTTGTTGTCACCTGAAGCACAGACGATTGCTCAAGTGGAGCGTGAACAACGCCGCATATCGCAGGTGTATGAAGGCCCCCTTGAAGAATGGCTCGAAGAGACTCGATGGAAACATCCGTATCACGACCTTGAAGGCGGGCTTGTCACTTTTACCAAAGATGAGACGAGTTGGCAGGAAATTGCCCTGTGCTATCTCAAGGCAGAGCCTGAGCGCTGGAAGGATAAGAATTTGCAAATTCAAATCATTGCTTCGCTCAAAGCGTTAGGGTGGTACAGCACGACAGCGCGCAAAGGCACGCGCACTATCAAAGTGTGGCGCAAGCGCCCCGTCGTACCGTTTTAGGTGTTACCGATGTTACCTCCAGGTAACACGGTTTTGCCCAGTATTTTAGCCCCTTGTTACCGTGTTACCTATGTTACCTATGAATATATGTATATATGGAAACAGAAAAAATACCTACCCCTCGCGCACCCCTCGCGCACGTATAAAGGTTGGAGGGGGGAGGTAACACGGTAACGCGGTAACATCATTGAAAACATTGGCGTTACGCTGTCGCCTCACGGTAACACGGTAACATCATTGAAAACATTGGCGTTACGCTGTCGTCTCACGGGAACGCGGGAGAAATGAGATGCTTTCTGCCGAAGAATTTGCAAAGTTGCGCGAGGCTCCACCAGGTAGGATGCCTATACACAAACAATATCCTAGGAGGACGTGTTGTGACCACGCGGAAGAGCGCCACTATCGCCGAGGTTACTATCAGGGATACAAGTATGGGCTGCATCTCTTGTTCCGCTTTGTATCTGAAACCACCCGCGCGGAACTCAAGCAGTACCTGAAAAAGCTTCTAGATTGGTCAGTGCGAGGTCAGTTGCCAGATGTTTGGCGTAAACCATTGATCGATAGATTGCCGCCAAAGGCGCCGGTGTTAACGCAGGAAATCGCAAGCCCGAAAGTCTCGCGCCCTCCCGTGGTCTATATCTTGCTCGCCGAAGGCACCACACGCATCAAGATTGGGTACAGTACCAACCCGCAAGGCCGTCTCGATGGCTTGCGGAGTGGCTCCCCATTTCCATTACGAGTGCTGCGAGAAATCCCCACGGCTGACCCAGCCACCTTAGAACGTCTTTTACACATGCGCTATGCCGCACACCGCCAGCACGGCGAGTGGTTTGAATTACCGCTGGAAACGTTAGGAGCCTTAATCGTGGAGCCTTTTCACAAACTTGTATGACGTCTTGACATCTTAGCGTCTTGGTGTCATACTTGATGACACCAAGACAGGGTCTCATGGTGAGGCCGTTTGACCCCAGCGCACACAGCGCAACACAGGAGCAACCCCATGACGTACCAACGCCCCAATACCGATCAACCCGTGGATCCGTTTGACTATGAGAGTATCCCGAGCCTGTCCTGGCGCGACCTGCCCATTGGCACGGTGTTCACCCTGGAGATCGTGGAGCCCGCGAAGTCGTTGCAGAGCACCGACTTTGAGACAGGGGAGCCGGCGTTCTGGGATGCCGAAAAGCAGCGCCCCAAGATGGCCGCCGTCATTAACGTGAAAGTCTTAGAAGGGCCGCACAGTGTCGGCGAGGACCGCAGCATCTGGGCGCAAATCCCCTCCAACCTGTTCATGGCCCTCAAAGAGGCGCAGAGCAAGGCCGAGGCACGGTTCGCGCCGGGGGGGTTGCTGCAGATTCGCTTCGCGGGCACCAAGAAGCACGAGAATCCGCGCTTTTCACCGATTAAGCAGTACGAGGCGCAGTACGACAGCCGCGGCCACACCCTGACGCCGGACCCCTTCATTCCGGCACAACCGCCGCAAGAAGGCCCCCCACAGGCCGCACAAGCCACGCAGGCACCCAGGGCGGCCTGGCGAAGTGCGCCGCAACCCACGACGCCTCCTGAGCCCGCCCAGACGCCCACCAGTGGGAGGGGCTGGCGGCGGTAAGGAAGAGAGGAAGGAACGAGGAAAAGCGGAGTTAAAGTGTTACTTGGACCAAAGAGCTCTTCCTCCCTCTTTCTTTTTTTTGCGCTATTATTTTGTTACCTTTGAAGGAAGAACCCGTGACCGACATTGCCCTCACGCCCCACCAACAGGCCGCCCTCGACTTTGTCGTGCAGGCTATCCGGGATGGTGCCCCCCTCATAGCCCTAAAAGGACTAGCGGGCACGGGAAAGACGAGTTTAATTCCTCCCCTGCGTGCCTCCCTCAGCGCCCACCAGATCCGCACCGTGGTGAGTGCCCCGACGAACCGCGCGGCGATGATCCTGCGTAATAAAGGCTTACATGATGCGGACACGACCCACGCCCATGCCCTGATGCCGCACTTTACGCCCGACTATACCCGGGCGCTGGAGTGGCTGGGGGCGGAGGTGGCGTACCGCGATGGTGAGGAGCCGCATCCGGACGTGGACGGCCTCCCGTATCTCGTGCATACGGCTGTCGACCCGGACCTTGCCACCGGCCACAATTTGCAACGCCAGCGCTATCCGGCCAAGCGGCTGCTCTCCAGTGTCGGCCTCCACGGCAAAGACTTTTTTGCCGGCTTTGGTCCCAAAAAAGGCACAGGCGTGCTGCTGATTGACGAGGCCAGCATGGTCGGCGCCTCGATGTTGGCGATGTGTCAGGAAGCGTACCCGCAGATTATCTTGATTGGCGATCCTGGCCAGTTGCCGCCAGTGAAAGATACCCCCGTGCTGCCCACGGCGCCTGGCATCGATCTCACCGAGATTCACCGCCAGGCGGCAGACTCGCCGATCATTCAGCTGGCGTATCAGGCGCGGCAGGGGCATCCCTTCTGGCGGGACCAGCTTCGCCGCCTCGATGACGCCTTGCAGGGCGATGTGTGGCCCTGCGCTCAGGCTGCCGCCCGTGACTTTCTCGATGCCCCCTTACTCGTGTGGCGCAATGTGACGCGCCTGGAGTG